CGAATATAATCCAATATTGCAATACCATCTTCATAAAATTCGTTAAGTTCAGCTTTATGAGAAAAATGTTTACCCATTTGCTCATAAGCATCTTTGTAGCCCGTTGATAGTTTTTCTTTGAGAATAGCACGTACATCTAATCCATCTGCCTTCTTAACTGACTCTGTATACATCGTTATAAGATATAATTGCAATGTTTCGTGTAATGCCGTACCAAACAATGTATGTATACTTTGAGAAAAAGTACGAAGTCCTTTTATATATGCTAACTCCCATTGCTTGGGGCATGTCGCATACATTGAGAATTGAGAATAAGATATTTTACGTTCACCCTCTTTAGGCTCTCGTATAGCATACTTAATAAATTTATCCATACTTTAATATAAGTGCTACATCTCAAAGATCCAAATTTATTTTGATAAATGTTCAATGCGCCTGTTTAAATACCAAGCAGCCTTTTTGAGATCTTCTAGTTCGGTGTCAGAATCTTTCTTACCTGCTCTAGATATATACTTAACTACATTACCTAGACAAAACTCTAAATCCCAAGCTTCGATAACTTTTATAGCTTCGTATATACTATCAGCGCCGCCGTAATGTTTAGGATGATTAACTGATTCTCTAATTATGCTCATTTCATTAAACTTTTTATTTCTTTATCAGTTTTACCATACTTACGTAATATGTCTACAACTAATTCTTTATCCATATCTAACATCATAGCTACATACTCAGTAGCTTCTCGAATCGAGACTTGATAATGTTTAGCTATGAATTCTAAGAGTTCTTTGTTGTACTTGTCAGAATCTTTACCTTTAATGTATTTGTTATACATTTTACGTTTAGGTAATAGTTCTTGATATAACTGATAAACATGTTTACGATCTAACTCTCCTATTGTATACTGTTGAAACATATCAACAATCTCAATCAAATCCATATTCATACTTAACCAACGATTAATCAGATATGGACTAAAAGACTTTTGATCTGCCTCCGACAACTTATCCCACGGAGTTTTTTTCTCCGTTATATGGGATAAGTGATCGAATATGGTAGCTACTTTAGTACTCATAGAGGCATAAATTCTTCGTTAATATGACCACAGTCATCACAACGAAATGTCGGAATAGGCACAATTTCTTCTTTACCTGATTGCGATAGCAATTGCGGAATTCGTTTAAAGGCATGTACTTGCCTAAAAAATCTTCCAGCACAGTTTTCACATTCAATGTTAGCTAAATCTTCTGCACGCAATTTGGCTTGGCCTGATGCATTAGGATTCATTTTAACGATGTCTTTCTTAGCCATAATATAGTTCCTTTAATTTAAATTACATATCATATTGTGGCATTGATGGCTTCTTTTCTTCAGGAATGTTAATAACAGCACATTCCGTCATTAATACCATCGATGCTACTGAAGCAGCATGTTGCAGTGCTACACGTGTTACTTTAGTCGGATCAATAACTCCCGAGTCAAGCAAATTTTCAAATTGCTCTGTACGAGCATTATATCCATATCCAATATCCGAATTATTTTTAATATCCCGAATAATTACTGAACCATCAATACCTGCATTATAACAAATTTGACGTAATGGCTCTTCCGTACATTTTTTAATAATTTGAATGCCGATAGACTCATCTTCATTAGCTCCAACTAACGATTCTAATACATGAGCAGCACGAATCAATGCTACACCTCCTCCGGGTACAATACCTTCCTCAACTGCTGCCCTTGTAGCACTAAGTGCATCATCTACACGATCCTTCTTCTCTTTCATTTCTACTTCGGTAGCTGCTCCGATGTACAATACGGCAACACCGCCTACCATCTTAGCCAATCGTTCTTGAAGCTTCTCACGCTCATAATCTGAAGTACTAGCGTCGATTTGATTCTTAATAGTTTCAATACGCGCATTGATATCTTCACTAGCACCGTATCCATTAACAATCGTTGTAGTATCTTTTGCTACAATGATCTTTTCAGCGATACCTAAATCATCAATAGTAACCTCTTCTAATGTACGTCCTAATTCTTCCGAAATAAGAGTACCACCAGTTAAGATTGCAATATCTTCCAACATTTGCTTACGTTTTTCTCCGAAGCCTGGAGCTTTCACTGCAACCACTTTTAGTCCAGCACGAACACGATTAAGTACTAATGTACCTAATACATCACCATCCACATCTTCAGCTATAATAACTAACGGCTTACCGGTCTGTACTACCTTTTCCAGAATCGGCAAGAATTGTTTTACATGGCTGATTTTCTTATCAAAGATTAGAATATACGGTGTTTCATAACTGGCTTCCATCTTAGCATTATCCGTAACAAAATAGGGCGAAATATAGCCTCGATCGAACTGCATACCTTCTATGGTTTTTAATTCCGTATCGATGCCTTTCGCTTCTTCGACAGTGATAACACCTTCAATACCAACCTGTTGCATAGCATCTGCAATCAATGTTCCAATAGTATCATCATTGTTAGCTGAAATAGAAGCTACCTGGCGAATCTTTTCGTAGTCATTTCCAATCTTTGTTGAAATGTTATCTAGCTCAGATACTACTACTTGCACTGCCTTATCCATACCACGTTTAAGATCGATTGGATTAGCTCCTGCTGTTACATTTTTGATACCCAATGTCATAATAGACTGGGCTAATACTGTTGCGGTTGTCGTACCATCGCCAGCAATATCTGCTGTTTTACTAGCAACTTCCTTTACTAGTTGTGCCCCAATATTTTCGATAGGATCTTTTAGCTCAATCTCCTTAGCTACAGATACGCCATCCTTAGTTACAATAGGAGACGCGCCTGGCTTGTCGATTACTACGTTACGACCCTTAGGACCTAATGTTACTTTTACTGCATCCGCTAGCGTGTCAATACCACGCTTTAAGCCATCACGGCTCTGAGAATTGAAATAGACTTGTTTTGCCATAACCTTTTTATTTATTTTAACTCATTAATTAACTTAACCATCATTGACATTACGTGTAACTCTTTATCAATAGCAAAGGAGTCTTGATACTGCGCTTCTGCTAAAATCAGAATCACACTAGCAATATGGCCTTTAGCATAATTATCTACCTCATCAAATAAAAACTTATACAATGCTGTAAAATCTTTAACTTTGCTATCTGCAATTACTTGACGAATGTCTTTAAACGAATCTTTTTTATCTACACTACCTGATAAGATTTCTATAACCTTAGTCATATAATTAGCTTGTATCAAACTAGCACTATCGATTTTTAATACATTATCGATTACTTGCCGTTGACATGAATTTAGTATTCTACGGATATCTGGATATCCAGAATTAACTACGGTTACTAAATCTTTTTTATCGAATTGTATATTCGAGTCCGTTAAAATAGATACAATACGTTTAGCTACCTCAGCTTTACTAGGCGGTTCAATTGCAAACGTCTGACATCTACTTTGTATCGGATCGATAATCTTTTCTACATAGTTACATGTAAGAATAAATCTAGTAGTCCTACTAAACGTTTCCATAAGGTTACGTAATGCAGCTTGACCATTCGGCGTCATGTAATCTGCCTCATCCAATATACAAATTTTCCATTTACGAAATCCTACCGTACTAGCAAAGTTTTTAATCTTTGTACGTACTGTTTCAATATTGTTTTCGTCGGATGCATTAATATACATTACATCTGCATCTACATTGTTAGCAATAATCTTAGCCAATGTAGTCTTACCCGTACCAGCACCTCCGTAAAACAATAAATGAGGCACATCACCATTTTCTAGATATAGTTTTACTTTTTCGATAATATGTTCATTACCTACATAACCATCTAATGTTGCTGGGCGAAACTTCTCAACCCAAAGTGTATTTTCTTGTGTATTAAACATAACTTATTTTTATTTACCTGAACTACCAAAACCGCCATCGCCTCTTTCTGTATCAGACAATTCCGTTACTTCTTCCATATCAACTTTAGGATATGGCAGTATAATTAATTGTCCTACACGATCACCTTCTTCAAATCTTCGTACTGAAGCAAAAAAGGTATTCTTAGGCATACGATACTTAAATACAATCTCACCACGATATCCAGAATCAATTACACCTACACAATTAGATAATGACAATTCCGTTTTATATACAGAACTACGTGGGAATAACAATCCCACATAGCCTTCTGGTATTTCAATAGCTAATCCGGTATGATAGTTAATTGTATCATTCTTCGGATCTGTCAAATATGTAATAGCCGTTATATCTAATCCAGCATCTCCCGGCTTTGCATAACTAGGAGTCGTAGCTTTTTCTGATAACTTTTTAAAACGTACTTTCATATTAAGCTGTTTGTAATTGAACTAAATAATATGTTGCTGTATATGTCTGGGATGAAAATGATACTCGAGCTAAACCTGCTGCCGATACTTCCAATTTACCTGTATCTGCATCTCGATTAGCTTGCAAAATCTCTTTAAACAAGTTACTAGAGAAACATACAGTATTCATATCTTTACATCCGTTCGCATCACACTGAATATCGAATTTAATACGATTAGTATTAATAGATGAATAGTTCATAATAAATTGCACTTTACCATCTTTACAATCTACTCCGAAGTTTTCTGATTCAGGCAATGCATTTTTTGCTTTGATGAAGCGATTAACAAAATCCTTATCAATTGCAATCTCTGCATTCCAATCTGGCAATTGTTTTAATTCAGGCACTTGACGAATAACTGACATATCAGCTAACATAAATGTCATATCAACATCCTTATCTGAAATGTTAATATTAACTGCTGCTCCATTAGTTTCATTAACAACTACGTCTAAATCTTCAGCCACTGCCGTTAACATTTTTACTAGTTGAGGTGTAGCATATACGCCTAATTCATTTTCACCTAAATCAATATTATTGGCAGATATAGAACCAATTACATTCTGGTCATCTGTAATAAATTTAGTTTCGGTTGTACCTGACTTACCGTTCCACTTCACTGAAGTAGTCGCACCCGCTAAATGATAGCGACTAATAAAATTTAAAAGATCTGTTTTTTTCATATTATACTGTTTCAAAGAATTTATTAAATGTATTTTCATTTGTTGATGTTACATGCGTACCACCGTAGTTCATATAGTAATGACGATATTTTTCATAGATAAACATCGCAGCATCCGGATCTTCAAACATCTCATTCATACTCTTAAGTATCTGATAGAAGTCAGATGGTACAATTGTTTCTAATAACTCTAAATGTGCATCACATAGTTCATTGACCATATCAATAGTCTTGTTAAATGCAAATACATTATTCAAAACCATCTTCAATGTACACTCACCATCATATTTAGCAACTTCACCAAACGTCATATTAATAGGATGACCAAATGGATTAGGAACTTTATCATCAGCACGATATGGAAGATTATCACCTTTCGGGAAATACAAATGACTAAACGTCATTTTACTCAATTGAGGTGAATGCAAATACGTTCCATATACTGGATATTGGCCTGGTGAAGAACTATCCGTCGATACTTGTATTCGACTATCAAAATGCTTATTAAAGTTGTTTTGTAAAGTACTTAACAAATAAAAATCACTAATCTTAGAAATACCTAACAAGTGAATATATCCATTACGTTCCTTTTCAAACTCTCGATTCTTTAACATTACTGCTAATGCATAAAAGAAATCTACAAGCTTCTGCGGACCACCTACACACCAACCACCAAAGTCAAAATCTTTAACTTGATTATACCAATGCGAATACTGATGCGTATTAGATCCTTGCAGTACATTTAGGAATGTACATTTACCGGATTGATGTTTTTCAAACCATTTAAAATTTTCCAAACTAATCTCAAGCGAATCTTCAAAACGATTAGCATAAGTAGTACGAGGTGGAATATCTAAATTAGCTGCAATATCAGCATTATGTTCAAGCCAATGAAAAATTGTTTCACGGATTTCCGGACTCCACTTTAGGGCTCCACGCGCTAACTGGTAACCACCCGAGTCACCGAACACAAAAGCTTTTTCTAACCCAAAATCTTTTCGGGTCTCAGGCTTTTTATAATAGTGTCCTGCTGTTACTAGAAAATACGGATGTCTCCATTCTTCCGGAAATTCTTCTGCATAGAATCTGGATGTTAAGCCTGGCTGAACATCTTTATTCTTTTTAAATGCATCTGCTGATCCTCCGGCCGATAAAGACGGAAAATATATAAATCTTTTTGGTTTACTTTCTGCCATCGAACATTACCTTTAATAAATTATCACAACTAAAAAATTCTTTTGTTAATTTTACTTTTAATGCATTCATTTGATTCATAAATGCATATTGGCCATTTTTATCATAACAATTTATATGATATCGAATAGCTTGTATCAACATCTCACGATGCTCTTTATAACTTTCCATTGACAATGTCCAATCACTCGGATATATAAATGGAGCCGTATACATTTCTGAATAACTTAAACGGTCCGGTACCATTGGCACCGCATTCGCTAAAGCTGCTTCATAACATGAAATACCTAATGTCTCTTGTAGGTTAGCTGAAAAAACTATTTTAGCTTTACCTAACATTTCATGATATGCGTCTTTAGATAACTTTTGATCTTGACATATCACAAATTCATATTCAGGCAATTCTTTAGCTAACTCTCTAAATATTTCCAATTGCTTCTCAGTAGCAATTCTATGAGGAAACAATATAATATTTTCTTTCTTGTCAGGCTTTATAGTAGCTTGTAAATACTCCATAGGCCAACCCGTACGATAACAATTAATTGCATCATATCCATATGTATCTCTAAACAACTTGATATGGTATTCTGATGCAAACCAATTGTAATCAATGGCCTGAGCTAATGATAATTCAAACGACTTTACCCACTCATCTTTAATTAATCTACCTAAGAAGTCATTCTTATCATAATTACCAGCATGCCATAGAGCATGTATCTTAATAGGAATACCTAACAATTGACTCATATACTTGAGTTGAATTATGGTAGGATTCCAAGCATCTGTATACAAAAAGATATCACCTGCCTTAACTTCTCCGTTCGTAAAAGCTCGAGCTATCTTATTCATTTGAGAACTTTTGTATACATTGGTACCGCCAAAGTTCAAAAATGCTCCGGGCGTAGTTGCATCCGGAATATCTGTATCGCCTTCTACAACTTCAACTTGAAACTTAAGATTGTTATCATTGATATGACTATCAATGACTGCCGGTATCCAAGTCTTCCATTGACCAGTATATCTAGTATCAACAGCTTCTAAATCTACAATCCAAATCTTATTCATATATTTGATCGAATTTATAATCGTCAGGTGCTACTCGTTGCATATTATGCACTGTAGTGCAATATAATGAATAATCATCATAAACTAATTTAATGCTATCCGTTTTCTTTAACATACCAGCTTCTTCACAATTTATCATAAGCATAATATGACAATGAATACGCAACATCGGAG